CTATTTACCTGCCTCTCTCTTGAGCACAGCTGCAAGATCAGGGTCGGTAGCTTCCAAGGTCATTTGCTTGGTTAAGTTAATACTACCTTCTAACCAAGGATTCGTGACACCTCCCGCACCAGTAACCCCTGTAGCTGGTTTTGCACCCATTCCAGCTTGTGTGCTTGGCTTGAAGTGGTGCTCGTAACCAGAACCAGGGTTTTTTAATTTTGCAAGGTAGACATTGATGTCTTCCTCGACGCCGCCATTCAATACCTTGACGCTGCCGTCATTAGACTTTTTCAAATTACTTTGAACAAGTTGCAGCATCTGCTCAGCGTTGATCGCTCCAGACTGACTAATCGCTGACAATGCAGACGTTTTCATTGCAGCAGTTTCGTTAGAAGTTCGAAGATCTGCTAGCTGCCGCTCCAAATCCGCAATTTGCTGGTCTTTGGTTTGAGCTGTTTTGTTGGCTTCTTCCCAAAGGTCTTTCCACTGGCCTTGATCTTCTAGCGTTTTACGACGTTGATCGTCTTGTTTTTTGTAAACATCGTCCAACTTGCCTTTTATGCCTTGGAATTTTTCTTCGGCTTCAGTGGCACGTTGTTGAAGCGCTTGAATTTGCTGCTCGTAAGCAGAAACATCGACGGCAGGAGTTTCAGTCGCAGCCACGGGCTGTTCAGAAGACGCCACGGGCGTTTCCTGGATGACTTGTTCTTCCATTATTAGGAGTTAGTTGACTTTTCTACCTTACTACTTTTTGCTTGTTTAGTTGTCTTTTTAGGTTCGGGCATTGGGCATTCACCTTTTTTAGGTGGATTGATCTCCTCAAAACGCATTCCCATGGGAACAAAAGCTATTACTCTTCTACTGTACCGCTTGATTCTGCTTCTGCCGACATAGGCAAAATCTCGCCTTGCACCAGCATGTCGCGGAACTCTTCACGATCAATAATTTGATCCTGGAATAGCTGCCCCATGGCAGCAATGTCCTGCCCGATCAAACGCTGCAGGTCAAAGTCACGACTAATCTTGACCTCAGGCGGTTCAATACCTAGATAATCAGCGGCAAGGTTGTACGACTTCTGCAAACCTGACTCCAGATCCATTGATACCATCGACAACATCGAATTTGTATCAATACGATCCAAGCGCCGGGCATCCGCAGACTCAGCAACAAATTTTTGCTGGCTCAACGTACTAATGCCTAACGTCGCCATTTGTTGTTGCAACTCTTGGATTTCTGACGTCTGCGCTTCAAACGCGCTTGATGCAGGCTCCACGTAATAGACCTTATTGCCCGGTTGAGTCGCCATCGCGTAATTAACGCTGATAGCCATGTCTTTTGTTTGATCGTCCCAGCCTTCCAACACCAGCATTGGTTGGCTGGCAATATGCAGACTATGTATAAGGTCAGCTTGTCGTTGGAAGTGCGCCAGATTTAAATGCGCTATGTCCAGCAAGGGTGGACGGCTAGTCATCGTATCTTTTTTATCGGCATAAATCGTTACCAACGGAATTTGCCCAAGTGAAAAATCACCCGACTCAACCAGCTCGTACTCCGCTGTAGCGTCGGATTGATCGAAGGAAGCGGGGTATGGAAATGGCCCTTGCATTTCCTGTTTTTTCTGTTCCTGTCTAAAGACGCGATAGCGACCTGACTCAATGACACGGACTTGGTCATAAACTTTTTCTCCGAACTCTCCATCGGCTACAACCGCTTTTTCGCCGATCCGAACCTGCGTAAGACTGCCATAATTCGCTTCCCGATCCAGGCGCCATCCATAAACATTGGTTGGATCTACTTCAATCCAATAGGGCCGACGATTAAGAGCACGCTCTTCCGCCAAACTTCTTGCATCTGATGGAGCGGGAAAATCAACAAGAATATGTGAATGACCATAGGTCAAAGCACAAGTGACCAATCGACGTGCATACTCATCCAAATCAGAGCCGCAACCGTCAACATCCTTGTTAAAAACTTCGGTCCAGTACGGGTCACCTACAACACTGATTGGTTTACGAAGAATAAGTCCTGCCGCCGCTCGTATTAAACGCTGCGTATAAGGCGTAAATACAGCACGGTTTACACGCGCCAAATATGCTGAATAATCCTCACGCGGTTCTAACGGCAAGAAAGTCTCGCTGTTTTCTCGTAAATACTCTGTTCCAGACACCACCGCTTTCATAATCTCCCAGCCTTTCATCTGGTCGATTACTGCCCGTGTTCGTACAAACGGACTGTCAACACTCCCCATATAGGAACTGCTGACCAAATGGGTCCGAACGAGCCCTGGAACGGAGTAAGTCATGTCACCACTTTACTTTGTTAGCCCAATATGCGGCACTGGTTTTGCCCTTAGCAATGTTTTTTGCATGACGCTTTTTGAAAGCAGCCCGTTTATCCTTCATTGCTTGGCTTTCGCCCGCTTTTGGCTTGCCAGCTGTCTTTGCTCCCTGTTGACCGAAACGTATTAAACGATCTTTGCCGTTCTCTTTGATCACAACAGCATGAGATTTACCGCTGGAATGACCAGGGGTAGAAATTGGTTTATTGTAGCCATCAAATGTATGGCCTCCTCGTTGAATTTTTGCCATTATTTTTTACCTTTGGGTTTGTTACGTTTATGTTGATAGCCTATCTTCTTTGAGCCGGTTTTTTCGCGCTTAAATCGGGCTTTTTCTGCAGGTGACATTTCCTTAGTTGTTTTTGGCGTCTTTTCTGACACTCGTTTTGATGGTCGGCACGCTGGATAAGCACGATCCTCACCCTTAGAACGACCACAAGGTTTCCCGGTCTTTATATCGACCCACTTTTCGTCAAACCATCGGCCAAGCCCGCCTCGCGACTTACTTGGCTTTTTTGGTTTTGCGGGTTTTCGTGCCTTTTTTCGTTCCGCCACTGGTTGCTTTTCGGTAAGTGCCACCGCGCTTCTTATATTCGCGTACCAGCCACGCATTTGCATACGCGCTTGGATAAACCGCGAACTTACGCTTGGCTTCCGCTTTTACACGGCTGTAAAGCGCCTTGTTAGTTGGAACGTTTTCACTGGCCACAGCTACAACGCATCTTCTTGCTGCCTTTTTTCATTCCCTTTTTCTTCTTGGGGGGACGGCCTTTCTGCGTACCGTAGGTTCCAGGGCCTTTGGGCATGGCGAACAGATGGCTAGCTGTCCTTAGTTTAGCGGCCTTTGGATGCGTATTCCAGCGTGACTTGACGCCTACTGCCTTGAGGTGAGCCCCAACGGGCAAATTTTACGAGGATTGAGGGATCTAGTACCTCTTCTGGGGGTTGCAGTGTTCTCCAGCGGTGGTTGCAGTCGCGGCAAATGCGGTCTCGTACTGAGTCGTTCTCTTGTGTTGTGTATTTTCCGAGGACGCGGGTTTCGTTTGATCCACATTTTGGGCAGAGCGGTGCGTTTAACGGACGAAACATCCTTAGTACAGGCGGTATGTCGTAGTTCCCATGGCCTCGGGCTTGGCCAAGTTGAACTGCTGAAGCACAAGGTAGCCGAAAGCGTCAAATGCGTGGTCTACACCCAGATTTTTGTTAGGTAGACCCGTTCCAGGGGCGTAGGTCAGGGTGCGGAGGGATTTGATTAGTTCTTTGCAGCGGGGGTGGATTTTTACCCGGCGCGCTCCAGAGGCATCCATGAGGCCGGTGTTTACGGCGGTGATTTTGTCGCGGATTTTCCAGGGGGAGCGGGGGGATTGGACGGTAAAACCGCTACGGCGAAGAATTGCGTGGTCGGTGACGCCGACGCCGCTGGTTTTGCGGGCGCCGCCGGTGGGGTCGGGGCAGGCGATTACGCGGCGGTCTATGCCGTAGCGGCGAGTTACTTCTTCGGCAAAATCCCAGGTAGTTGCGCCTCCTGTAAGCGTTATTTCGTCAAAGACGTAGAGGGTGTCGGCGTCTTTTACGGCGCAGATTCCGCTCATTGGGTCCACGTTGAAGTCCACGCCCAGGAGAAGAGGTTGGATGGATATGTCTTTGGCGTCGGTAGAGATGTTGTCGTCGGAAAAACTGATGGCTACGAGGCCAGTTAGGTTTTCAAATGATGCTTCAAATTCTTGTCGGAATGTGCGTGGGTCGAGTTGAGCTCGGGCTGCCTCAACTTCGTCGGCTGGAACGTTGCCTCCTTCGATGGTGGTGTAACACCAACGCCTCCATTCATTGGTTGGGTCATCTTCGCAGTAGCACCAAAGGTCATAAAACCAGCTGGCCGTTCCATCCGGGGTGGATATGAATAATGCCCAGCCTTGTTTGTCGGCCAGGGCGGGACGGATGACCTCAAACCAGACCTCGGCGTCCATAAATGCGGCTTCGTCGAGTACAACGCCGGACAAACTGCGGCCACGAAGAGCCATTGCGTTTTCTGTGCCCTTTAATTCGATGGTTGAGCCGTTGACTAGCTCTAATTTCAGATCGGTTTCGTTTTTAGTTTTGATCCAGGGTCTGGGAACAAGTTTTTTGAGCACTTTCCAGGCAATGTCCTTCGCCATCCGGTAGGTGGGGGCGCAGTAAAAGAAGGTTTCGCCGGGGTGGTTGATCGCTCCACGCAGAAGTTCGACGCAGGAAAGGTATGACTTTCCAAAGCGGCGGCCTGCAACGAGAACGCGGAATCGGTGTTCGTCGGTGAATACTTGCCCCTGTGCCCAGCGAAGACTAAGTGGGGGTGCATTTTGTACGGCCATGAGTAATACATTAACTGGTTTTTCAACCCCTACCCCCGGGTGGGTGTACTACAATCAAATTGTTCAAGATGTATCAGTAAGTCCCCCGGTACAGCCATATATACGCGCTGTTTTGCAACCCTGCCCCCTGTGCCAGTCGGTGCAACTGGCACACAGCCCCAAAAACTTCGAAAACCCAAAAAATTTTTCAGAAAATAAGAATTTCGGGAGTGTGTGACAGCTGAAGTAGTGGCATAGAAAAACTAGCACAGCAGCTGGGGAAGGTTATAATATACTTAGCAACACAAACAGTTGCTAACACTAACCCACCCAGAGTTATGTCTTTAAAGTATTTTCCCGTTTGCCTAATTTTGCTTGGTATTTGTACCATTTTTGCCGGCAAACATTTCCACGCTCAGGAAGAATTAGTTTATGCCAATTGCATGGCAAAAAATAGTAATTATAACTACTGCAAAGTGTTAGTTTGGGGGCGCTGAGTTTTTAATAATTAGTCCGCTTCTTCCCTGCCTTCGATCTTAATGTCGAGGGTGGGGACTTGTAGTGCCAACTGTTCGGGCGCTGCCTCGCCGATGACACGACCCATGTCGCCCAGCAGTGTGGCAACGGTCTGGAAGTGGCCGCGCTTAAGGGCCTTCTGTACCGTCGCAAGCCGTAAAGCTTGTAATTGGTTCAGTAATTCTTCACGTGTGCCGGTTTGTTCCTCCTTCAGAAGTTCCATAGCGCGCCGGTAGTCTTCGTGTCCGGTACGGATAGAGGTACCGAAGCGAGACGCTAATTTTTCGCAGATCTGGATTCTCGTCCCACCCTCCAAAATGTAGGCATAGGCAGCCTGCGCCCTTTCCTCCACGCGATGCGCTGCGCCCTTGCCCTTGCGCCACCGCTTAGCCTCGTCATTTGCGACGCTGGTCTTCTTCTCTTCGGTGCTGTTATCAGCCACGGGCTGCAAATAGAAAACCTTCACTAATACTAACCGCAACACAGCGGGCCGCTAGGCGCTCCAGGCTTGACATGTAAGGGTTTATATGTGCTACATTGTGGGAGTCCAATACAAGCAGCCCATCCATGGCTCACACCTACAACATCGTCCGGTTTTACGCGCCACACACCGGCCGATACAACCGCACAGTCAAACGAGGCTTAACTCTCGAACAGGCTCAAACGCACTGCAAAGACCCAAACACTCGCAAAGATGGCGAGTGGTTCGACGGTTACACAGAAGCCTGATTCGTCCAACTTTCCAGAAAATCCAAAATTTTTGGGGCTGATGTATTCAATCTTTGAATATTCCTGGGAGAAAATATCGGAGCGTAAATTTGTCGCTTCCGCTCCGACTCGCGAGGAAGCAATCCGGAAAGTCAACGAGCTGGCCGAGGCTTTCCCCTGTGACTACTTCGATTACCAGCAGACCCCGGACCAATCCGAGCGCTTTCCTTAAACGCTGATTCGTCCAACTTTCCAGGAAATCCAGTTTCACCTATGAACTATTCCGACCACACGCAACACGTTCACACTTTCACCAACATTCCCAGGCTGTCACTAAATAAACAGCAATTAACCGCTCACGACAACTGGGATGACGTGCACCAAACCACGGTCCAGCTCAGCTTTGAAGGTCGCGCAATATCGGACGCGGTAGTTGATTTTCTCGCTCATCTTCACGGTTCGCCGTATCGCTCCAGGGAAGACATCGAACTGCTTCAGCGATTCGCTGGCGCGATGGGTCTCGACTATCCGCACGAACCAGGGGTTAGTAAGTGATGGCGTCCCAGGTAGAAATTCAGCATCGTGTCAGTTACGCGCGCGCAATGCTGGAACGCAGAATCCCTGTGGCATCGCTGGCCACGTTGATCAGCGCCCGCTATTTCGTCTCACGCTCAACGGCATACAACGACATCACAACGGCAGAGCAGGAAATACAGCAATCAGATGACGGTCCAGCCGTTGAAGAGATGGAGCCCTGCAATCCTGCGGGAGTGCTGGCGATGCTTCAGCACCGACTCGAAATTGCTATTGCCACGGGGGACGACAAGCAAACGTGCCAGCTAGTCAAAGCCATGGACACTGCCAAAAAATGGCAGGGCTACAACACCCAAACCGTTTCACCCTTCGCATGACTTACAACCGCTACCGCTTCGACGACGACGCTCCACTTCCTGGTGAGCTTTACACACCCGAAGAACTTGAAGAACTGGAGTCGGAAGCCCGAAGAGCTGACGACGAACGCTCCATCCCAACTCCTGCAGACCGCAATCCGCGTTTGCGCTGATGGCTTTCCTATCCGACAAAGCGCGGGAGTTTCTGGCGAACCAACCAGATCCTCCACGTCCCACTCCTGAACAACAGCAGGAACACTTGCGAATGATCCGTCACGCTGAGAGATGGATTCGTATGCAACACATGGAAGACATGGCCCAGATTGTTGGACGTACCAGTTTTGAGCTGGTTAACGAAGCCATCGATGAGTGGTTACTCAATCATGAAGAGGAATACCGACAGCGTGAGAAAAGAATCAGAGAACACCTAAAAGCAATCAGAGCTCTTCAAAAATGAAACTAAACAGGTTTACGCTCCACGAACTTCACATGCTTGCAGACTCCCTGTATTGGGAGTTTGCGGTATTTGAGAAGCAGGGCTGGGCTGACTCAGCACGTGCCAGGAAAATGATGGAGCTACAAAACAAAATCCACGATTACATTGCCACCCAAAACCAATGAACGAAGCACAAACGCTCCAGCAAATGAAGTTTCCTGAGTGGAAACATGATGAAGTGAGAATCGTAAGTCTCACTTATGTAATGGACGCTCCAGGGCTGAGCAGTATTGAAAAAATTAAGTGCTGTAAGACCCTTGCAGCTTCATTAGATGAAGCCGTAAAACGTGCCAGGAGAAAGTACGGACCAGGGCATCTAAATGCTTGGGGTTGCCATGGTTTACCCCTTGATCGATGGCTTTTAGGTGGAGGTGAGTTGATGCCTGGCAAGCATGACAAAGATCACGCAGAAGATCTGCGCCGTATGGGTTACTGACGTTCCAGGGGTTAGGCATAGGGCCAGCACATAGCTTGATCGGCTAGCCATATGTCCTCATCGTTGATGTCGATAGGACGGGCTATTACATAAGCGGTGAGGATCTGTTTTAATCGTTCCAGAGGCATCCCCAAGCCCTGAGCCTGGACAGCCACGTTGGTTTGTCCTTTGTATAAACGCTCCAGGGCTTCCTCTAACTGTTTTGGGCTTGCAGGGAATTCCACAAGTCCATCCTCTCTAACCATTGACACTCCGCCCCACGTAATTCTAACTCACTAAGCAAGCGGACTTGAGGGGCTCCGCTGCGACGTGCCACCACAACAGCACCCTTCTTGGGCTTTAAGCCAGTCAGCGTCTGGAGTCCCAGGGAATAAGCGCCGGTTTGACAGATGTAATTCGCCAGCATTTCTTCGCTGCGGGCGTTCACGCTGGTTTTCCAGTCGGTGATGCAAAGTGTGCCGTCGATGTCCAGCAGGGCGTCAGCCGTTCCAGCCCAACCTCGGGGGTCATGAATGGCGAATTCGACCGCATGAATGGCGGTTACGTTCTCCCCTATCCAAGACCGTAGACCTCGGGCGTACCCAGAGGCGCTCCAGGAGACCCTAGGGGCGCCTTGAATGGCCTTTTCGATTGCCCAGGTTGTAATCCCTTTAGGGGCACGTTCCAGGCCGTCATCTCCAGTCCTCCAGCTTCCTCGCTTGTTAGCGCTGTTACGCGCGAGCTTTGCCGCTGTTTTGAGGACATATTCCGCGTGATCGTGAGCCAAAGTCCCGCGCTGGCAGGCAATATCACGCTCAGCGGGAGCAGAAGGTCTTTCAAGCCAACGGTCCAGGGCATCTTTTTGCCATTGCGGTGAGGTTTCCTTGAGGATGTGCGTCACTGACGCATATGTGTTGCCCCGTTCATCTCTATACACACGATGTGGACCAGAGTCGTCACGTACCAGAGTCCAACGGCGTAGTCCGGCGAGGGCATTTTGTGTATCAGCGGGCATCGGCTAATTCAGATTCACGGGCCAGCCATGCACTCTGTAGTTGATGAGCTTTGGGCTCAATCAAGTGCATTGAACTGACTACTCCAGTGAAGTCTCCCACTGAAATGGCTATGCA